CGCGCAATGATCCTCCCAAAGAGCATCAGTTCAAGCCAGGCCAGTCGGGCAACCCTAAAGGTTACTCACGCAAACGCCGCATCACGGATGCACTACTTGATCTGATCGCTGAGCACAAAGCTGACAAGACACTGGCCAACGTCTGGCTGACGGCGGCACTCAAGGGCAATTTCCCATTCTTCCGCGAACTGCTCGACCGCACGGAAGGGCCAGTGAAGCAGATCATCGAGACGCATGATAGCGACGAAGCAAAGCCACGCATCGAAGTGCCCGACGTGGACATCCGATCCAAGGGACGAAAGCGTACTCGTAAGGCTAAAAAGGCGGGCTCGAACGGGGATGTTTCCGCGTGAGACCTTGATAAGCGGGCCGGCTGGCACGGGCAAGACGCTTCCGATTCTCACGTTCATCCACTGCCTCTGTTGTGATTATCCGTTACGCTGCCTGATCATGCGAGCGACCCGCAAGAGCCTGACCGAATCAGCGCTTGTGACCTACGAGGAAGAAGTGCTGGCGCAGGACGACATGGATTTCCTGCGGGCGGGCTGCGCCCGATCACACCGGCATGCCTACGAGTATCCCAGCGGTTCCTCGCTGGTGTGCCTCGGCCTCGACCACAATGAGGATCGCATCCTCTCCACGGCATGGGATGTCATCTTCGCCAACGAAGCAACCGCCGTGCGTCAAGAGGTCTGGGAAACGCTGGCCTCCCGGATGCGGCGACCTGGCCGCTCGCGGCGGTTCGGCTGGATGCTGGCTGACACCAACCCGGCAAGCCCTGATCACTGGTTCCTCAAGCGCGTTGAGGCGGGCACGACCGAGCACTGGGAAACAACCCATCGGGCCAATCCCCGCATGTTCGATGGGCAGGATTGGACCGAGGAAGGGCTCCAGTACCTCGATCAGCTCCACGGGCTCACCGGCCTCCGTCGCAAGCGGCTCTTACTGGGCCTTTGGGTCGCTGGCGAGGGCGTTTGGTTCGACTCGTTTGATCCCGAAGTACACGTCACGACGGACGCCGAATTCGATCAGGCGTTGCCGGTGCATTGCTCGATCGACTCGGGTGTACACACAGGCGCGGTCATGCTCCAGTACAGGGACACGTTGGAGGGGCCTTATGTCAACATATTCGCTGATTATTTCTCCGAGGGACAGTCTGCCGAATCCAGCGCCATGGCCATCCTGGAGCTTTTGCGCCTTCACTGCGGTGAGACCCGCAGGCGTGTCTCCACTGATTCGGCCGGGGGTGCGCGTAACCCTGTCGGCCCTTCCGTCATATCCGAGTACGAGCGTGTTGGCCTGCGAGGGACCAGCGGGATCGAGCAGTGGCCGAAATATCCGGGCTGCGTTACGGCTGGCCTTGCCACCGTCGAGGCACTGATCGGCGACACGCGGCGCGGCGGCGGGCTCAAGATCCATCCTCGTTGCAAGCACACGATCAACGCCTTCCAGTCATACACGCGGGCAAGACGTGCAAATCAGTGGATGGACTATCCGGAAGATCCGCAGCACCCGTTTGAAGACCTGATCGACTCGATCCGGGGCGTGTTGTCGCTGCTCTTGCCCGAGGGCAGGAAGCCAGCTCCCAAGATGCAACGCTTCAAGGCCGGTCGCATATTCTGATCTGTTTACCTTTCAAGGTTTACTCCCATGCCAGAGCAGCCAGCCGCTAACCCGGCCCCACCAGCGTCCGCGCAGCCCGTGCTTCACACGCCAGCTACTCATCCTGACCTCCAGAGGCCCCCCGCCGGTCCGCCTACGATCTACATGGAGCAGGCCACCTATCAGGCATGGGTAACAGAGCGCGAAGAATCAGCCCGTTTCAAGGCTGATGCCTTGAGGCAAATGGAAGCCAAGGAGGCCGAGAGGCTCGACGCACTTGCCAAGGCTGGCAAGTGGGAGGAATCGCACGAGGCGCTACGCAAGGAAGCCGAAAACGGCAAGCGGGAGTGGCAAAGCAAGTATGAGCAGCTAGATTCCCGCGTGCTTGCCAAGGTCCGTGACGCGACCATTGCCGAGGCGCTCAACGGCCGATCGTTCGCAGGTGATCCGGTCAAGACGGCGGCACTGGTCCGCAGGCTATTGGCCGACGAAATAGAGACGTCTCGTGATGCGCAGGGCAATGAGATCGTCTATGACCGCGTGACCCGCCGTCCAGCGGCCGACTACCTCAAGGAGCGACTTGAGAGCCCTGATTTCGCCATTTTCTTCACGGCGAACAATCGCGGCGGAGCGGGAACTGACGGAACCCGCTCCGCAGGCCCACCCACGCCACAACAACCCGGCTCGCTGGAATCCATCGCAGCCCGATACAAGCAGAACGCAGCGACCGGCTTCGGGCTCTCGCGCGTCTCGTAACACATCCTGATCAATCACTCCGTCGAGGCTAAATCATGCCGCTCTATGATCAGACTTTGCCTAATTCGCAATGGCTCAGCGTCAATGCTGGCGTCATCCCGGAAGACGTTTTTGGCGTTGCCATCAACTGGTTCGTCAACCGCACGCCGCTGATCTCGCGCCTGCCCAAACCGTCGGTGGGCTCGGCGTCGTTCAAGATCACCAACGACAACTATCGGCCCCGTTCGGTGCCGCTGGGCACCAGCGCGACCTCGGGCCAGGGCACGCTCCTGTTCACCGATTCGTCCAGCTTCACGCCGGGCGACGTGCTTCAGGCCGACAACGAACTGATGTTGGTCACGGCCAACAACACCGGCACCAACACGCTCACCGTCACCAACGCCTACGCAGGCACCACGGCGGCGGCTCATACCGCTCCCGTGCCCGTCTACCTGATCACCAACACCCGCACGGGCGCAGAAATCGACGTGACGGGCATCAGCCGTGTACCTACCGCCGTCACGCAGCTCTGTCAGACGGTTCAGCATGCCTATCAGGTGGGCGGCGCACTCCAGGCCGACACCAACTACTATGGCGGGTTCATCACGCCGCTCGAACGCGACCGGATGCTGGCCATGCAGCATGTGATGGACGACTTCGAGAGTGCCTGTTACTACGGCCGAGGCGTCCCGCTGGCGGCGGTCGGCACCAGGCCGCTCATGAAGGGCGTCCAGACGTTGCTTGTCACCAACAACACCTCGACGCCAGCCAATGCCACCGCGTACAAGCCGTCTGACCTCGTGCGGGACGCGATGCAGTCGGCTTTCCAGAGCGGCGGCAATCCCAGCCTCATGCTCATGAGCCCTGACTTCATGACCGGGATGGCAGTCTGGGGCCACGCGGCGCAGCGGCTCCAGGCCGGGGCGACCGTCTTCGGTACGCCGATCGACCTGTTCGAAGCACCGTTTTTGAGCGGTGTCTACATCATCCCCGCTCCGCTCCTGAGGCCGGGCACGGTCATCACCTTCACGATGCCCGAAGTGCGCATCAGGGTCAAGCGGAACATGATCGACAAGCCGCGCGGCAGCCGAGGCGATGCCTACGAGGGCGACATGATCATGGAAGGCGCAATGGAGGTAGACAACGAGGCTCATCACAGCTTTGTCACGGGCATCACCGGCTTCGCGGCTGCGTGACATGTGGATATGAAATACTGGCGTCTTTTCGATCATCCCACATATAAGGAATCAAGCATGGCCATTGAGACCAAGCCCCACGAGACACATCCCGCCGCAGCGGCGAAAGCCGTGAAGCACCCCATGACGGACAAGGCCAACGCGCTGCTGGAGAAGATCGCCAAGACCGATGAGAAGCATCGGGAGGAGGTCAAGAAGCTCCGCGAGGAAGCCTCTGACCTCTACGCCGAGGCGCAGGCCGAGAACCTGTCGCCGCACAACCAACTCCTGTTCAATAGCGTGCAAACCTCGGTGGATTCGGCCCTGAACTGCCTCGACCCCGATTGCCTGGCCACGGCACCTGAGAAGGCACCCGAGGCACCCAAGAAAGAGGAGAAATGACCACCACTTCAGAGTAAGCGAGGTTTTCTGGCAATCAGAGCTTCGACCTCGTGAGGTTCAAAAGAAGGGCGACGGAATTCGCAAGATTTTAATTCTTCGCCATTCCATCGGACGATCATCAAGCCGAATTTATATTTTGGTCCTCGGCCATGTTGACACTTACGGCAGATTGTTTCGTCAACAGACACACATCCACACTGGGCACAGTGCCCGCGTAAATCATCAATACCACGTCTCGTTTTCTTGCGAGATTGCCTCATTCCCATAGGATAGCAAATGAGCAAGGATAAATCCGCAGCTCCTTACGTGTTTCCGGGCATGAAGCCCTACTTCGATCAGGTGGCCACCGACCTGGGCCTCGACCCCCACCAGCTCGGCCGGGCTCAATCGGGCTGGCACGTCTCCCAGCTCCAGCAACTCCTGGGACAGCTCCCCCGGCTCGATCCTGACAATCAGCAGAAGATGCTGGCCGAGCATGTTTACCCGATCCTCGACAGCCTCGACGGGGCCAACGAGGCGGCGAAAGCGGCCGTGCAGGACGCGGTGGGCGGCTGCGGCATCGCCACGCCACGGCGCAAGCCAGCCGACAAGGAAAGGAAAAAATAGCTCGTGGCCATCACGGTAACACGCATCAAGACCGACATGATCGGCACACCGGCTGCGCCGGCCTCGATCGCGGCCAGCGCCACCAACACGAGCACGGCGCTGGACATGACGACGGGGGGCGTGGTCAACGCCTCGGTGGGGCTGACGCTGATCGCGGGGGCAACGGCTCCGACCTCGGCCGTGACGATCCGGTTCAGCTTCACGGAAGACGGCACCAACTACGTGCAGGACGGGGCCGACATCAGTTTGACGATGGCGAACGCCACGACCTATACCTACCGCTACGATCCGCCCGACTCTGCTCAGAAAACTCAGGTGGTAGTGATCAACGGCACGGGCAACGCGATCACGGCATGGTGTCAGGGCTCGACGCTGGCGGTGAGCTGACGTGGCTTACCCGACCCAGTACCGACTGAGACGCGGCTTGCCTCGCCTGCGGCGTAATCTTGCCCAGGCGGCGGGGCTGGTGGGCGCGTGGTCGTGGATGGAATGCCGTTCGCCGGGCATGGATCTGGTGGGGCAGGCTCACCTCGCGCAAGTCGGCGCGATTGGCTACGACGGGGCATTGGGCCTGAGCGTGGCTAATGCGGGTGCTGGCGCAAGCGTTGCAGCACCCCCCTATCTCCAGCTCAATTTTCCGCTCAGCATCATTTTATGCGGCTTCCAGAACAGCCTGCCAAGCAACAACGTCGATTATTTCGGCGTGGGTTTCAATGCGGCTCATACAACGCCGTTTGTCGCTTATACACTCGGCGCGAATTCCACGCACCAAAGCTATCATGCGCTTTTCAATACTGCTGGAACGCAACACGAGACCTCGACAGCCGGTATCAACATTGTTGCTAATTCCCCTGTATGGCTGGGATCACGGATGACCAGCGGCGCGCAGACCGTCTATTGCAACTCGGTACCATCAGCAACGACGCCAACCAGCTTTACTGGCTCGATCACCTATGGCACGAGTCCGCCGGTCGCGATTGGTGCCGAGGGTGGAGTAACACCATTTTTTACGTATGACTACGCATTGATCTACAACCGCGCACTGCCCGACCGGGAACTGCTCTGGCTCTGCAACCAGGGCCGCGACCTGTTCGCGCGGCGGCGCGACTGGGCCGGCTGGACCGCGGCACTGGGAAAGGCACAGAGCGGAGCTATCATCGTGGCAAGCATCACCGCCAATCCCGGCTCCATCAAGGTCAGCACCACGCAGACGATCACGATCGCCGGCACGAACACGACCTTTACCACGACCGCTCCCGTGTTCTCGATCGCTGGCGTTGCCGGCGTCTCGATCACTGGCGGATCGCTGGTCGTGATCGACAACACACACGCCACGATTCAGGTTGTCTCGGGCACCACCCGAGGCACCGCCACGATCACCGATGCCACCAGCGGCGCGACGGCCTCGCTCCGCATCGGCAAGCGATTGACTCCCCTCTGGGCTCCCCACAGGCCATACCGCTAAAGCATGCCACTCGCTCCCAATTCAGCAACGCTCGCCAACCCGCCCACGGTCGTCTACGCGGGGGGCATGGTCAACACGGCCATGCCGCGTATCAAGCTCCCCGATGGACGCACCATCGATACGCCGCATCCCGAATGGACCAGGCAACAGCTTCGCTGGAGGTTCCTGCTCGATTCGTGGGAGGGCGGCGAAGTCTACCGCATGGCCATCTACGGCTTCGACGTGCACGGCATGCCGATCCGTAACATGATCAGGCACAAGCGGGAGTATCCCGCTGCCCACGATTCCAACTGGGGCCTGATGGGCAGACCACCGGGCACCGATCCCTCCAATCAGGCCACGGACGACGATTACGAGCTACGCCGGGCACGCACGCCGGTCCCTGGGTTCGTCGCCGAGGTTGTCGATCGCCATCTGGGCAAGATCTACAAGAAGGAGGTCAAGCGGGACGGACCCACGGCCATCATGGAATGGTGGCAGGACGTGGACGGGCGCGGTACGTCGATGGATCAGTGGATGGCCGAGACGATCGCGCCGCTTCTGCTGGTGCTGGGGCAGATCGACATCTGCCTCGATCACCCGGCCCTGCCTGATGGTGAGGAAGCACGGAGCCGGGCCGATGAGATGCGGCTGGGGCTGGATGCCGTGGTGGCGACCTACATCCTTCCCGAGAACCTTGAATGGTGGGTGCTCGATGAGCGGGGCCACTATGAGGAAGTGCTGATCCGTGAAGTGCGGGATGATCAGTCCGTCCAGTGGTGCTACTGGAATGAGGAGGTTTATGTACGCTACGACGCCGAGGGCGACCTGATCGGCAGCGTGACGGACCACGATTACGGCGAGGTGCCCATCATCCGCATCTTCGATCGACGCCGGCCCCGCTCATGCAACGTGGGCCTGCCGCGCTACGAGATGATCGCCGAGATGCAGCGGGAATACTACAACCGCGACAGCGAGCTAATCCTGTCGGACACCACGCAGGCCCACCCCCTCCTGCAAGGGCCAGAAGATTTCGTCCAGCCTGATGGCACGATCCCGATCGGTCCCAACTGGCTGCTCCCCAAGAAGAAGAACATGGCCGGGGCCACGGCCGTTTACGAGGGGTTTGAGGTCGTGCAGTTTCCCAAGGATGGGGCCGACTCCATCCGCATGAACCTCGACCGCTTGCGTGATGGCGTTGATCGGCTGGCGGGTCTGACCAAGCCGGCCGGCGCAGCAGGTATCCAGGGTCAGACGGTCAGCCAGAGCGGCATCAGCAAGCAGATGGACGCGGACATCGGCCATGACCTGCTGGGCAACATCTCGAAGACGCTGGAACGGGCCGAGGGAGCGATTGCGGAACTGTTCTGGTTCGTGGAAGGGAACGGCGACCCGCAAGAGGAACTCGCGGCCGAGACGCGGATTCAGTATGCCACCGAGTTCAACCTCCAGTCGGCGCAGGAAATTGGCCAGATCACCGATCGTTTCCAGCAGGTGATTGGCAGCGGCGGCAAGGCACCCTTGATCGAGGGCAAGCTGATCGAGCGGTTTGTCAGGCAGGCGATCAGCGGCCTTGACGATGAGGAATACGCCGCGATGGTCAAGGAAATTCAGGCCGTGCTGACGCAAGGCCAGGAAATGGAACAGAAGGCGATCGAGGCCAACAAACGGGCACTGACGGATCAGGCCAACGGCGTTTATCAGATGCCCGACAACCCGGATGAGCCCACCGGCTGATGGTACGTTTAACCGTAGCTCAGGGCGCTTTACTCAGCAGGACCATCCAGGCCAACACCCTGGGTAGTCAGCCCGTCATTGGCAAGTACGTCGGCACCGATCCGATCAATTGCCTGATCTGGCCAGCGGGTGCTACCCAGGACTCATCCCTGGCGGTCGTGCCGATCGGCTCATGGGTCACCGATGCGGGCGGCGATCCGCAGTACGGCGCAGCGCTTGGTCAGTGGGTGTATACGCTGACGCCGAGCCAGTCGGCAGCGCTCCAGCCGGGCACGTACAAAACATCGGCCCGCGTCACCCACGGCACCGAGGTTGACGATCTCCTTGAAGGTGAGCTCACGATCACCGGAACGGGCGGCTCGGCTTTGCCTCCTTCCGCGTCGCTCGTCTCCGGTGCCTCCGCCACGATGTTGGCGCTGGTGCCAACGCTTTACTGCACCGATGAGCATATCGTTGTCCGGTGCCTGCCTGACTTCACCAGCCTCTTGCCCAGTTCGCAGATGCTGGCTTGGGGCTCTGATGGCATCTTTCAGGCGTCGGACTCGTGGACGCTGACGAGCCCCAGCACCAACTTTGCCGGCCAGTTACAACCGATCTGGACGGCGGCGGACAAGACTCCCTCGGCGGTCGGATACGTGGTGTGGCTCCGCAAGCCGCAGTCGGCGTTCCCCGCTGGCGGTATCCTGATGGCAGTCGCGGCCGTCAGCGGCACCAGCATCACCCTGCGGCGGTTGGGCATGCCTTCCGGCTGGGGGCTCGCTCCTGCCCCTTCAAGCGGGCTGGCGGGCGTCGAGTTTCAGGTCTGCACGTTCTATCCGCAGATTGAATCGGCCTGCTACGAGACCAACCTCAAGTACCTGATCGACGCCTCGGTAGCCAACCGCGCGCCGACGAGTATCAATGACCTGCGGGTCTTGCGAGCGACCACGATCGCAATGGTCCTGGTGGATCGCTACAGCGATGAGGTCAGGGCCGGCAGTGGCGACTACGCGCACAAGATCGATCTGCTGAAGAACGAATTGAGCGACCTGCGGGCATCGCTCACGCTGCGTTGGACAACGGGAGTCGATTCCACGCCAACAATGACGCGGTTCTCGACGAGGCTGGTCCGCTAGTGGGTGTGCTCGACCTGCGCCAGGGCAGCCGGGCCAAGGTGTTTCGTCATACGGTCGAATTCATGCGATCCGACGAGGCGCTGAACAAGGCGATCCGGACCTGGCTGGTCTGGGATGGTGCGGACATCGCGGGCGTGCTGCGTCAGCCCCTCTCCAGCACGGTTCCCAGCCTGCTTCTGGAGCCCAACATCGGCCAGATGGCATGGTACAGCCCCGACGCTCACAGCGGCTACCTGATCGTCAAGCTCCGCATGGCGCTCCAGAGCATGGACGCGGACGACTACCTCAATCTCTGGGAAGCCATCGAGAATTCATTATATCCCTATGATCAGCGGTCGCGGCAACTTCTCTTCCAGCAGCAATTGCGCGACCTGGGAGCCGAGACGGGCCAGTGGGAATTCGCCACGCCAGCCGGCACCCCGATCAATCCCGGCGACAGCGGCTCCTTTGCCTGTGAGGGCATGATGCGGATCGCGGTTACGAGACCTTTCAACCCTTGACAAGAGGAAAAACCATGTATCAAGCATCAATGCCCAGAGCAAATGATCCTTACGAGGCTGGCATGGAAAGCGAAGTCAGGCAATCTCCGCTTGCTGCTCTGGAGGCATCGCTGAACGCCATGCAAAAGATGCTTGAAGAACTAGAAGCCAGGTTGAGCCCTGTTCTCGGCCCTTCGAGCCCTGTACTGGCCAAAAATCCGGAGCGGGAGCGGGCGTTCAACAAGCTCGGCGAAATCGCTATGGGCTTCGATGCGACAACCAAACGACTCAATTCGATCATGGCTCGTATCGACCTCTAGACGAACCAGGAGTAAATCAACATGGCAT